TCTTTTTCTTCTATTATAACATAGTTATTTTCACTATATGATTCTGGTGGTAATGTACCGGCATTATGTTTATCATATAATTCTTGTATTCTTTTTGGCATCATATTATAAATAGCCGCAGTACCTATTTTACTCATATTGATAGAATATTTATATAATCCATCATTTATTACTTTACTTATTTTGCATAAATTAGAAGGTATCTCTTTTATGATAACACCACTATTATCTTCTATTTTAAATAAGTATACTTCTCCCATTATTAGAAGATTAGTACCAATATTTCTAAAGTTTGATTTCCAACTTAATTTTTCTACTAATTGAGCAACATCAAGATATTCTTTTAATAATTTATCTGCATTAGTACTTTTCTTTTTTCCACCTTTTGCAAACTTAGATATTGTGCTAGGGAATAAATACATATCATATCTATTCATTCCGGAGAAGTTATTTATTAATCTATAATATATACCACTATTATAATATAACCATAAACTTACTTCTTGAAGTGAACTAGCATTTTTTTGAGGGTCTTCTAATAATTTCAATACTTCATTTGCAGTATATTTAACAGGGTTAAATGCAAAGTTTGTTGCATTACTTGATACTGATGTTTCTGCAAACAATCTTCTTTTTTCTTTTATTTCTTCATTATTATTTTGTTCTGTCATTTACTTCAACTCCTTACCATAAATTTATTGAACTTTTTTTCTTACTTCTTTTTTGTAATTTTTTTTCTTGTAAACGTATGAAATAGTTACCATAACTTAGACTTGAATATCTATCTTTTCGATTACGTCCAGTTTCATACACTCTGATATAAGACTGTTTAATCTCATATTCAAGACATATAATTTCATTTTGCATTAATGAAGTTTGTATATATGGCAATAATTTATCTGCTTGTTGTTGTGGTGTCATAGTAGCAAATCCTTCTATAAAGTCTTCTGCTTCCATTTGATTTTTTAACAATTTAATTGTTTTATTTTGGAATGAAGTTTTTAATTGAGTTGCTATTTCGTGGTTTAACTTTTGATTACCGGCTATACAATATATACATTTTTGTGCATTTGGATATCCACATCTTTCCATATATCTATCTTCATTCATAGCCTTTAATGGTGGATAAGTTTCTCCACGTTCAGTATCAACAGTTATTTCCCCTAACTCGTCCAATACAGAGATACCATTACCAGCACAGTCAAGTACGATATATTCACATTGACCATCATAATATAATCTTTTAATATATAATGCTAATTCTTTAGCTTTTGCACCTTCATAAGATGCTTGATGTAAAACTTCTGCTATATAATTTTCATTTTTAGGTATACATCTAAAGAAAGTAAATATAGCATTGTCATTGTTCTTACCATTTTTACTATCCATTAAAGCTATATCACAAGATAAAACTCGCATTTCATCTTTTACAATAGGTTTAAGATAATATGGTTTCTTTGACATATCTTTATTTTTATTCAACACATATTCATCTATTGTTGGAGGATACCAAGCATATTCTAATGTTCTTAATGGCAACATATCTGTTGGTTTAAAGAATGAATGGTCATTATTGTGATAAAATAATGCTTCAAATTCCATTTGGAAAGACATATCAGACATATTTTCACTACTTATAATATCTTCAACCCTTCTCTTTGTTAATAAGCCATGATGGGCAGATAATTGATAAGGTAAATTACAAGTAAACCAATCTTCTCCATTTAACATTTTTTCTCTATGTTCTTTATATAAATCATAACTCCAATGGTCACCATACCAAGCACTTGATAGATATATGGTTTGGTTTTCTTCTGATGGATAATTTATATATTTACTATCTTCTCTACTTTTAAATTTAGGTATTCTAACACAGTTTAAGAATGGTTTTAATACAGAGTTAAGTGTTTCAAATTCTCCTTTAATCATTCTATATTCATCTATTACCAATATATGACAACGTAATCCTCTAGTGTTTTCACTAGCATTTATAGCTTGAATTGTACTTCCATTCTTAAAATATACACAAGTTTCATTTGTTCCAACTTTTATATCTTTTATTTCCTTCCGTAACATTGGTGATTGTTTCATTAATTCTTTAGAAATCTTTTCTCTTACTAATGCTCTTGACTGTTCCTTAGTTGTACAAGAAACTATTATCAATTGTCCAGGATATAATATTGCTCTTGCACATAAAAATACTGCGGTTGTATATGATTTTGATAAACCCCTCGCACATATGAAACAAGTACTATACATTATATTCATTAAATATAACATTATTATTTGAAATGGATATAAATTTAATTGAAGATAATCTATACAAAACCTATGAAGGTTTAATCTAAAAAATGATGTCCACAATTTCATACCTTCTTCAAATCTATCTTTTTTTCTAGCAGATAAATTTTCTCTTTTTCTATGTGGACTTTTTATAACTTCATCTGATATATAATCTTTATTCTTCTGTTTCATCTAAACTTTCCTTTTTATATTCCATTTCTTGTTCTTTGTATATTTTGTTTACATCTGAATAATCTTCGATATCTTCACCATTTAATAATTCATCAATAACATTTTTATCCATTATACCTAGTTCTTTTGCAAAAGGTAGAATAAACCATTTTTTTACATATTTTCTTATACCATCTATATCCTCAAAAAATGGCAATTTTTTCTCACAAGGTTCATACATTTCTATTCTATCTATAAATCTACCAAATGATGCACTTTCATCTTCTGTATTATCTAATTGAGATATTTTCATTTTACAACTTGTTTGCATTTTATCTATCATATCTTGATAATTCTTTTGAGCAGTAGGATTACCTCTATTTCTTCTTAATTCTAAATAATTTATACACATCTCTTGATAAGTCCAGATAGATGCAGGGTTGTTGTTCTCATAACTGTTAAGCATTGTTTGAAAACGTTCTTCAAGAAATAAATATTCTTCGTATTCATATCCAACTCCCCATCTAGCAATTATTTCAGAGGTTATTTTACTTTTAGCTTCTTTTATCATATCTTCTTTTTCTTTTTCAGTATTCACTTGCATAAAATCATCTAAATCTTCTTCTGATATAGAAAATACATTTATAAAACATTTAGTGTCTGTAAAAGTTTTATTTCTATATTGAACTAATCCCATTTTATTAATATATCTAAATCCTAAATTATTTGTTGCTTTCTTATTTGATAATAATGTAGTAGCTAAATCTTTATCAAAATAAATATCTAACTGCATACAAAATTTATATAATGCTTTCATTTCATCTTGTTGTTCCATTAACATTCTATCATAAAATTCTGAACAACAACTTTTACAATATGGCAACCTTCCTGTCAATTTATTTAAATATGATGCACTCTTAGCAAACTCCGAGATTTCATAGGAGTATCCACAAGTTTGACATACATATTCATCTTTCTTTGCCATCACTTCACTTCCTTTCTTCTACATAAAAAAAAGGAGGAGTCCGACCGAACCGAACTCCTCCTTATAAAATAGGGAGAGATAATTTGAGAATATATAATTGATTTGGAGTTAAATATTTAAAATATTTAAATTCAAAAGAAGGAGAAGTTTATTTAATCTATCTTATTTAGATAGATTATTAAAATTAACAAATATTCGATTTTATTAACTTAAATAATCTATATAAATAAAAAAAATCTTTACCCACATTGGAGATGAAAATGTGGGTAAAGTTGGAGAAAATATCTCCTACATTATCCTAATAGGACTATTTTTTTAATTTTTTTATTAAAAAGTAAATAAATTTTATTATTTTTTATAATTATTTAAATTTATATCATATGAACACATCATACCTTCTTCTGTAAATATCATAAACTTTTGTATAGGTTTATTATAAAGTCTTGCATTTCTTGCATATCCTTCTCCACCAAAAGCACCATTTACAATTATAGTTGTATGATTATGCTCCCATTGTTCTGCTCTATGCCAATGTCCACTAAATATGAAATCGAATACAGTTTTATCTAATTCTACTAATCTATTTATTGTATTTCTCTTATCGTTATTTCCATGAACTAATGCACA